GACACCATCCGCGCGGAAATTCCATTTGAGGCGCGGAACGCATTCCTCGAAAGAACCCGCCGTCAGATCTTCGTTTCCGGCATGGGCGTTGACCCGAACCCTGAGAATTTCGGCAACTCGTCCGGCGTGGCGCTCAAGTACCTGTACAGTCTGCTGGAGCTCAAGGCCGTGATGCTGGAAACGCAGTTCCGCAGCGGCTTTGCCGAGTTGGTACGTGCTATCTGCCGTCTGGAGGGTATCGCACAGCCGAAACGCATTCTCCAGACATGGACGCGCAACATGGTACAGAACGACCTCGAAACCGCGCAGATCGCGCAGCAGTCGGTCGGCATTATCTCGGACAGGACCATCCTCGCAAACCATCCGTGGGTAGACGATGCCGAGAGCGAGCAGAAGCAGCTGGAAAAGGAACAGCAGGCGGCAGCCGAGAAGCAGCCTCAGTTCCAGTTCTCGCCAAAGGACGGTGCAGGCGATGGCAGCAGCGGATAAGCTGAACGGCGCCTACTGGCGCAAGCGTGCCATCGAGCTGGCCGAAAAGCAGAAGCAGGAAGATGATGACCTGTGTCTGCGGTTCCACCGGGAATACGAGCGCATTCTGCACGAACTGGATAAGGAACTCTCGATCTTCTATGCCCGCTATGCCGCAAACGAGAGCGTCAGCATGGCAGACGCACGCAGGCTGCTGCGGGATGCAGAGCTGGAGGACTTCCGGATGTCGCTGGACGAGTTCCGGGATAAGGCGCTTGCAGGCGGCTTTGACAAGGAGCTGGAGGAGGTTTATCTCCGGTCGCGTATTTCGCGTTGGCAGGCGTTGCAGACGCAGGTTGAGCTGCGGATGATGGAGCTGTTCGGCTCTCAGCGCGATGTGCTGCGCGACCACTTGCAGGAGCGTTACACCGACACCTACTATCGCACGGTGTACGCCGTCAGCCAGCAGGCCGATGTGGCGAGCACCTTCGCCCGCATTGACCCGCAGACGGTCGAGAAGATACTCGCTACGCCGTGGGTCGGCAGTGAGTTTTCGTCCCGCATCTGGGCGGACAAGGACAAGCTGACCCGTGAGCTGATGCAGACGCTCTCGCGCGGCTTTGTCCGCGGCGACTCACTTGACCGCATGACCAAAGAGTTCGCCAAGCGCATGGGCGTGTCCGAGAGCCGCGCCGCAACGCTCATCCACACCGAGAGCGCCCATATGGCGGCTGAGGCTGCTGAACAGGGATACCGGGAAACCGGTGTCCAGTCCTATCGGTTCGAGGCGGCGCTCGACCTCAAGACCTGCGCAGTGTGCGGTGCTCTGGATCAGCGCGAGTTTTCGCTTGCGGAGCACGAAACCGGCATCAATTATCCGCCGCTGCATCCGCGCTGCCGGTGTACCACCGTTCCGGTGACGGAGTTCCGGATCGGCAGTAAGCGTGCCGCCAGAAATCCCGCGACCGGCAAGACCGAGTATGTCGAGAAAGGTATGACATATGAGGAATGGCATAAGAAATATGTTGAAAACGACCCGGAAAGTGCTATACTGGAATTGAACAAGCGCGAAACAAGCGCACTGCAGAAGTATGTC